TCTAAGACTAGGAAGTAGAGTAATAGGAAAATGCATGATGGGCTCCACCTGTAATGCGTTAGATAAAGGAGGGGATAATTTTAAAAAACTATTTTATGATTCTAATGTAGCAGATAGAAATCAAAACGGCCAAACTAAAAGTGGGCTCTATAACCTATTTATTCCAATGGAATGGAATTTTGAAGGCTATATAGATAAATATGGGATGCCTTTATTTTATACTCCTACTACTCCGGCTGAGGGAGTGGATGGAGAATATATATATCGAGGGGCTATAGATTATTGGAAAAACGAAGTGGAATCCTTAAAAAGAGATCCAGATGTTTTAAATGAATTTTATAGACAATTTCCTAGAACTGACTCTCATGCTTTTAGAGATGAAAGCAAAGAAGCTCTTTTTAATCTTACTAAAATATATCAACAAATTGACTATAACGACTCTTTAATTAAAGAACATTACATCACACGAGGTAGATTTAGCTGGAAAGATGGAGTAAAAGACACCGAAGTTGTGTGGACGCCTGATTTAAGAGGAAGATTTTTAGTATCTTGGTTACCAGAAAAGAATTTACAAAATAACAAATTAAATATAAACGGAAAATACGCTCCTGCCAACGAACATATTGGAAGTTTCGGATGTGATTCTTACGATATTTCAGGAACGGTGGGAGGAGGAGGATCCAATGGAGCACTACATGGCCTAACTAAATTTAATATGGACAACGCTCCTAGTTATGAATTTTTTTTAGAATATGTAGCGCGACCGCAAACGGCAGAAATCTTTTTTGAGGAAGTATTAATGGCTTGCGTATTTTACGGAATGCCAATTTTAATTGAAAACAATAAACCTAGATTGTTATATCATTTTAAAAATAGAGGTTATCGTAAATATAGTTTAAACAGACCGGATAAAATTTTTAATAAATTATCTAGAGCCGAAAAAGAAATAGGAGGAATCCCTAACAGTTCGGAAGAAGTTAAACAAGCTCATGCAAGCGCTATTGAGAGCTATATTGAAAAACATGTAGGGATAGATTTAGAAGGATCGTTTAGAGAAAAAAATGATATGGGAGTAATGTATTTTAATAGAACATTAGAGGATTGGGCTAGATTCAATATAAACCATCGAACTAAATTTGATGCATCTATTAGTTCGGGCTTAGCTATAATGGCTAATCAAAAACATCTTTACACCCCCCAAAAAAAAGAGTCAAAAATAAGCATTAACTTTGCAAGATATAATAATAAAGGTTACCATAGCGAAATTCTTAATTAATGAAAGACGTAACAATTGACATAAACCCAAGAGGTTTTCCAGACCTCTTTGTTTCAGATAGCGAAAAAGATACATTGGAATACGGATTACAGATAGGCCAAGCTATACAATACGAGTGGTTTAGAAAAAGTGGAAATCAATGTCGGTTCTATGGGCAATGGCGAGATTACCATCGATTAAGACTTTATGCGCGTGGAGAACAGCCGGTACAAAAATATAAAAACGAACTAGCTATTGATGGCGATTTAAGTTATTTGAATTTAGATTGGACGCCAGTTCCAATTATTCCAAAATTTGTTGACGTTGTAGTAAATGGGATGAATGATAGATTATTCAAAGTTCAAGCCTATGCCCAGGATGCATTATCGGCAGAAAATCGTTCAGCATTTCAAGACATGATTGAAGCTGACATGGTAGCTAAACCTATCCTTCATCAAATCCAAAAAGGCTTTGGGGTTAATCCTTTTGCTACTGATCCTGATGAGCTTCCTAATAATGATGAAGAGCTTGCACTTTATATGCAGTTAAATTACAAACCAGGTGTTGAAATAGCCGAAGAAGAAGCTATAAACACTTTATTTGAAGAAAATCATTATGCGAACGTGCGTAAACGCGTTGACTATGATATAGCCGTGATAGGCATAGGAATTACTAAACAATATTTTTTACCAGGTGAAGGAGTTAAAATTGATTATGTGGATCCAGCCAATGTAGTGTATAGTTATACTGAGGATCCTTATTTCAAAGATTGTTTTTATTGGGGAGAAATTAAAACAGTTCCGATGACAGAATTAATTAAGATTGATCCTAGTTTAACAAATGATGATCTTACGGAAATAAGTAAATACAGCCAAGCGTGGTATAACTATTATAATTTATCTCAATTTTATGAAAATAGTATTTTCTATAGGGATACTGCCACCTTGCTTTATTATAATTATAAAACCACCAATACTATTGTTTATAAAAAAAAGAAATTAGAAGGAGGCGGTGTAAGAATGGTAGAAAAAGACGATCAATTTAATCCGCCTGAAGAAAAAATGAAGGATGGAAACTTTGAGAAAGTAGAGAAAAAAATTGATGTATGGTATGAAGGAGTTATGGTAATGGGAACTAATATAATGTTAGAATGGAAAAAAATGGAGAATATGGTGAGACCGCAATCAGCTTCTCAACACGCCATGCCTAATTATATAGCCTGTGCTCCAAGAATGTATAAAGGAATGATAGAGTCTTTAGTGCGTAGAATGATAAGCTTTGCAGATTTAATACAAATAACTCACCTTAAATTACAACAGGTAATTGCTAGATTAGTCCCCGATGGGGTATTTATAGACGCAGATGGATTAAATGAAGTAGACCTAGGGACAGGAAACGCGTATAATCCACAAGATGCATTAAGATTGTATTTTCAAACAGGATCAGTAATTGGACGTAGTTTTACGCAAGATGGAGAATTTAATAATGCTAAAGTTCCTATTCAACAATTAACCGCAAGCAGCGGACAAGGAAAAATTAATAGTCTAGTGGCTAGTTATAATCATTATTTAGATATGCTCAGAAGTGTAACCGGATTAAATGAAGCTAGAGATGGTAGTAAACCGGATCCTTATTCATTAGTTGGGGTACAAAAACTTGCTGCTTTAAATTCAAATACTGCAACGCGCCATATATTAGAGGGTAGTTTATATATAACCCAAACTTTAGCTGAAGCTTTATCGATTAGAGTAGCAGATATTTTAGAGTTTGCGGAATTTAAAGAAGAATTTAAAATGCAAATCGGCAAATATAATGTAGCTATTCTGGAAGAAATAAACGAATTATACATGTATGATTTTGGCATATTTATTGAAGTAGCGCCAGATGAGGAAGAAAAAGCTCAACTTGAACAAAATATCCAAATGGCTCTTTCTAAAAATGATATAAACTTAGAAGATGCAATTGACATTAGAGAGTTAAAAAATATAAAACTTGCCAATCAATTATTAAAAATTAAAAGACAAAAGAAGCAAGACCAAGATCAGCAATTTGCTATGCAGCAAAAACAAATGGATGCACAAGCTAAAATGCAGGTGGTACAAATGCAATCTGAACAAGAGATGCGTAGAATACAAATGGAAGGACAAATACAAATGCAAGGAAAACAAGCTGAAGTAGCATTTGAAATTGAAAAAATGAAAAATGAAGCTATGCTTAAACAACAGTTAATGCAACATGAATTTAATTTTAATATGCAGCTCAAAGGACGTGAAGAGCAATCTATCGATAAACGAGAGAAAGAAAGAGAAAAAGCTAAAGATAAAAGAATTAGTCAAGCTAACACAGAGCAGTCTCAGTTAATACAACAGAGAAAAAATAACTTACCACCTATAAGTTTTGAATCTAATGAAGACTCTTTAGATGGTTTTGATTTAGCGGAATTTGAGCCAAGATAGCGCTTAATTCAATATATATATAATTAGTAACTTTGTAAAAAATTTAATCAAATGGAAATAAAAGTAAGACATTTAGGCGAAGTAGAGTCTAAATCAACACAAGAAATAGAAAAAGAACTACTTGAAAAACACGAAGCTGAACACGAAGGGGAAACAATAAAAGAGGAGAATGTTATAGAGAAAATAAATCTACAAACACCTCCTGAAGTAAAAGAAGAAACAGAAAAGGTTGAAGAACCTGTAGAAGAAGAGGTAGAAGAAGAGGTAGAGGCTGCCGAAGAGGAAGCTCCCGAACCTACTTCTATGTCAGAAGAAGAAGTTCTTTCTTTTATTACAAACAGATACGGAGAAGAAGTAACTTCTCTGGACGACTTAGTCAATAAGCGTGAGACATCGGAAGAATTACCTGAAGATGTAAAAGCGTATTTTGATTATAAAAAGGAAACAGGAAGAAGTATTGAAGATTTTGTTCGTTTACACGAAAATATTGACGATAAAACCCCTGATTCTATTATTGCTAGCTACTATTCCTCTACTGAAGAAGGTCTAGACGCCGAGGACATTAAGTATTTAATGGATGAAAAATTCGGTTATGATGAAGACCTAGACGATGTTAAAGAAAAAAGGAAAAAAGAGTTAGCAAAAAAAAGAGAGCTATCTAAAGCTAAAAAGTTCTTTAAGGAACAACAAGATAAGTACAAACTTCCACTTGAGTCAAGGGAGGCATTATCTGATGAGGTTCAAAAACAACTTGCAGCTTATAGGCAGTACATAGATGAAGAAGCCTCAGAGCAAGAGGTAATTGAAAAAAAGCTAGATTGGTTTAGTAAAGAAACTGATAAAGTCTTTAATAAAAACTTCAAAGGTTTTGAATTTGTTATTAATGATAAGAAAATTTCTTATTTACCTGGATCAGTAGGAGAGGTTAAAAAATCGGGATCAACAATAAATAATTTTATTCAAAAATATATTGGTGATAACGGCTTGGTAACTAATACTGCAGAATATCACAGGTCATTATCTATGGCGCTGAATCCCGATAAATATGCCAAGTTCTTTTATGAACAAGGCCAAGCGGATGCAGTAGAAAATATGTCTAAAAAAACAAAAAATATAAATATGGACATAAGGACTACACCGCAAGTTACCGCTAAAGCAGGATTCAAAGTAAGGTCTTTAAACCAAAGCTCCGGCCGAGGCTTAAAGATTAGGAGTATAAAAAAAAGTAATTAACAAATTTAAAAATTAAAAATTATGCCAGGAACAGTTCAAGCAGCCCCTACGTATGCGTTACAACCAAGTGCGGAAAGGGTCGCAGTTCAATCAAACTACATAACAACTTTCAACTTCTTAAATCAGTATCTTCCAGATACGTATGAGAAAGAATTTGAGAGATACGGGAATAGAACAGTAGCATCATTCTTACGAATGGTAGGCGCTGAAATGCCTTCAAATTCTGACCTTATTAAATGGGCAGAACAAGGGAGGTTGCATACCAAATATACCAACTGTACTTCAGGAGCAGCAGCTGCTCAAGATGTTGCAACAATCACAGTAAATGACGTTTTAGTGCCAGGTACTGGAGGAATTGCAATCAGAATAGGACAAACAGTAATGTTGACAGATAACACTGTCGCTTCAACCCTTTGGAATAAAGGGATTGTAACAGATGTGGACTATGTAGCAGGTACATTTGATATTGCATACTACGAAGCAGGTGGTCAAACATTTGCTGCAGGTATAGCATGTTCATTATTTATATATGGTTCTGAATTCCAAAAGGGATCAGTTGCTATGGCGAATTCATTAGAAGCAGATGATGTATTCTTCCAAAACAGTCCAATTATCATAAAAGACCTATACGAAGTATCAGGTTCGGATATGGCTCAAATTGGCTGGGTTGAGGTTACAACAGAAAACGGAGCAACAGGATACTTATGGTATTTAAAATCAGAACATGAAACAAGATTAAGATTTGAAGATTATCTAGAAACAGCAATGGTAGAAGCAGTTCCTGCGGAAGTAGGATCAGGTGCGATCGCAATTGCAGCTGGTGTTGCATCAGGTACAGGTAATAAAGGATCAGAAGGATTGTTTTATGTATTAGGATTAAGAGGAAATGTATGGGGCGGTGGTATACCAGCGGCTCTTGCAGACTTTGACGCTATAATTCAGAGATTAGACAGACAAGGAGCTATTGAAGAAAATGTATTATTTGTAAACAGAGAGATGTCTTTCGATATGGATGATATGTTAGCAGCACAAAATTCATACGGTGCTGGTGGTAGTTCATACGGTCTATTTGATAACGATGAAGAAATGGCGCTGAATTTAGGCTTTACTGGATTCAGAAGAGGATATGATTTCTATAAAACAGACTGGAAATATCTTAACGACCCAACAATGAGAGGGGCTATAGTAGGAGGAAAAATCAACGGGGTACTTGTACCAGCTGGTTCAACTTCTGTTTATGACCAAGTTTTGGGTAAAAACGCTAAGAGACCTTTCTTACATGTTAGATATAGAGCGTCTGAAACTGAAGATAGGAGATATAAAACATGGATTACAGGTGGCGCAGGTGGCGCAGCTACTACAGGCACTGACGTAATGCAAGTTAACTTCTTATCAGAAAGAGCGCTTTGTACTTTAGGTGCAAATAACTTCTTCTTATTTCAAGATGCATAGTTAATAGTAATAATGAAGGGGTGAGATTCTCGCCCCTTTCATTATATTTTAATCAAATTAAATTTTAATAAAATGAAAAAAGAAAAAAAAGTATACGTTAATAAAGTATACAAACTTACCAAAGATGTGGCTCCCTTATGCTATATGTTAGCCACTAGACACACTAAAAGAAAAACCTTATTATATTTTGATGAAGAAACCGGTGTTAACCGCGCTCTACGTTATGCGAGAAATCAAAAATCTATTTTTGAAGATGAGCAAGATGGCAATGCTATTTTAGAACCTGTTGTTTTTGAAGACGGCATGTTAATGGTTAATAAAGAAAATCAAATATTACAAACATTTTTAGAGTATCATCCTGGAAACGGTAATGTTTTCCATGAGGTAAACACCGAGAAAGATGCAGAAGTAGAAATGGAAGCCTTAAACTTTCTGTTAGATGCTCAAGTAGCAGCACGCGATTTAAGCGTAAATAAGCTCGAATCAATTGCCAGAGTACTAATTGGCCAAAAAGCTGATAAAAAGACAACAGCGGAGCTTAAAAGAGACGTATTAGTGTTCTCTAGAAAAGATCCACAAGCATTTTTAGATTTAGTCAATGATCCTATGTTAGAATTGCAAGATGATGTGGTAAAGCTATTTGGTTTAAGCAAGCTTGTAAAGAGAAATAAAAACAAGGATATTTATTTTAATTTACCTAAAAATAAAACAAAATTAATGACGGTGCCTTATGGCGAAGATCCTGTTTATATTGTGGCATCCTTCTTTCAGAGTGATGAAGGAGTAGAGACTTATAAGCTTTTGAAAAAAATGTTACAATAAAATATAGAGCTCTGTAGGACGGCTCAATAAAAATGAAATCCTTATTTTTTTATGTATCTTTGTATAAATACTATACAAGATGATTAACGAAGTAAGAAATGCTGTTATGTCTGTTATTAATAAGAATAACTACGGATATATTTCTCCGTCTGATTTTAACTTATTTGCAGAGCAAGCGCAACTCGATATTTTCGAGGATTATTTTTATCT